GAGCTTGTCGGGCCGGGCTGGCTTATCCCGTGTGACCCGCTAGACGATGCCCGGTGGTTGCCGACGGGTTGCGATAGGTGGGAATGTCGGCCGTCGAATATCTTGGCCGCTATGGAAGAGGCGTTTACGGCATGGAAAAAGGGCGGGGCCGAATGGATGCTACGCCAATCTGCGGCCCAAGTATTCGCCGTCGATTATGACTGGGAAACCGTCTGGCCGAAATACTTCCGGCCCATCCTGGCAGAGATGGAACGATTGAAAAGCGAGAGGGAAAAGGACGCAACACCGAAACCATGATAAAGGCAACGTCCTACTTCCTGTCCTTCATCGAGGAAGGCGTACTCAATCCCGCATATTCGGGCTACATCGGCGGCAGGATCGAAGTCACCGGACCCGGCGATATTTACCCGTCCGAGGAAATCCGATTCTTTACCAAGGACGTTCACGGCTTCTATCAGTTCCGCGAACGTTACGATTTTATTGACGTAACCGAACCTGAACTAGCCGCTCTCCGGGCCGAAGTTGCGACGAAATGGCATGACAAAACGTGACGTCAAATAAAGGCGGTGACGGCATGGCTAAAATCCTGATGAGCGTTTGCTGTGAGGCCGAGGCGTTAGTCGGCGGCAAGACAACGCATTATTACACCTGCCCCGTTTGCGGCCAGCCGTGCGACGTTTACCAGGCGGGTAAGTCCGTGGACAAGCCGCCCAAGGATAAGATGATTCGGCGGGGAGGCAAAGTCAGGATTAAGGGCTAGTCCGCGATATGGGCCGGGAGACCGGCTACAATGCGTGCAACGCATTTGTGGGGCGATATCTCGGCGCGGTCGATAAAAGGGGCTTACGGCGGAGATCGGCGTTCCTGGGGCGAATACGGCCCAAATTTAAAAGGCGGAGAATAACATGGCAGTCGGCACTTACGCGCTCGTATCATCGGACTTAGCCTTTAACTATCTAGGCTCACCGTCGGCCAACGGGCTTTCCGTCTTTTGTAATGCCACCGGGGCTACGGCCGCAACCGTCGAAATAACGGATTCGACCATGATCCTGATTATCACGGGCGGGGCGGCGGCGGGAACAAATACGCTGACCTTTGCCAATGCCGACAACGATACCCTGGCCGAATTGATAGTCAAGATCAATGCGCTCACGGGTTGGAAGGCTACCGCGCTCTATTACGGAGCGGCGGCGTCAACGGACCTGCTCGTTACGGGTGCTATCGCCTGCAATACGTCGGCCAATGAAGCTACGTTTAAAATCAAGCGCATATATGAGACGGATAAACTCGTAGACCGGGCAACGGATATTGTCGAGCGCTATATGGGCCGGAAATTTGTCTCTCGTACCTATGACCGCCGGGTTTACAACGGCAACGGACGCAATCGCTTCCTTCTCGATCAATACCCGGTGACGCGGGTTGGGCGCGTGAGCATAGGCCGGACGAACGCCTTCTATGTCACGAATACCACGGCTACGAACTTCGCAACCGTGGAAGTCAATGCTACCCAGGTCCGATTAAACGCGGACGGGACGGTTACGGACCTGACTATTTCAACGTATCCGACGCTCACGGATTTGGTTGCCGCAATTAGCGCAACGGCGGGCTGGTCTGCCACGCTTTGCAATTCCGGCGACGGGACTAGGAAGGCCTACTATACCAGCCTAGACGGAACGACGAAGGTTCCCGAAATCTTGCAAGCCCCCGCGCATACGTGCGTATCCCCAGAAATCGTGTATGTCGAAATGCCGGACGATGAACTTGAGGGCTATTATCTCGAAACGACGGCGGCCGACGAGGACCGCAATCCCGGCATACTCTACTACATCGGCGGGTTTACGGCGGGCCATCAAAATTTGATCGTGGATTACGTTGCCGGACATTCTAGCGTTCCGGCGGCTCTTGAAGCCCTGTGTCTGGAACTCGTAAAGTTGAAATACGACCGGATGAAGATGGACAGCAACCTCCAAAGTGAACATTTGGCAGACTACGGATACACCGCCGCCGACCTGAAAAAAGTATCGTCCGACAT